GTCTTTTGTGGCATTTTAGAACTCTAGTATGATTTTAATGTCCTCTTTTTGTCGGTTACTTCTCACAATCTCTGGTCTATTATCTAAGTAGATTATTTGTCCCGACCCTTTATTTATCTCAGAATTGGATAACCCTGCTACGAATCTAGTTCCAAGATTAATTAACTTAGTTCCAGTTGGATTAGTAGAAATACCTGAGAAAGTAGTTTGAATCTTACCTGAAAATCCTGACTCTTCACCACTCACAACAGAATCTGAACTTTCAAAATCATAGTTTGGAGTGGATGTGGTTATCCCAAGAAAGTCTGTTTGATCCTTCGCTATATTTCCTGTATTGAAATAAAGTGATCTGTCTCTAAAATATTTTAGTACTTTAGTATCTTTATCATAAGACGAAATATAACCTTTAGCAATCCTATTAGCATTATTTAATGTCAATGTTTGTGTTATTTTTTCACCTACAATTGGTGTTCCAGTAGAAGTATCTGGATTAAATTTAATTGCTTGTAATGATGAAAATGTATTATCAGTATATGTATTTGCAGTGCCAGATTTAGATGGATTCTTTACAATTCCAACTTGTGCAAATACTGCATCACTTGGAAAATCTTTAGTAGAATCATCAAATCGAGAGTAAATCATAACTCTATCAGTTCCCAACTCAGTGTAAATATCATCACCATGTCCTCTACCAGGAGGAATTATAGGAACTAACTTTGCTCTATTTTGTGCTGCGACATTAGTGCTTATAGAATCTAAGTTTACCATAGCATAAGTGTAACCCTTTCCACCATTGCTAACAGTCACATTTGTTATATTACCACCTTGAACGGTTACTCTTGCTTTTGCACCTGTTCCATCACCCAATATGGGCACTTCTACAGAACCTCCTTCTGGTGAATTATCATAATCTATACCAGCTTTTTCTATGTAAACATGTTTAATTTGATTTGAATTTACATCAGAGTTTCCATTTTCTCTTACTGTTCTAATTTGAGAATCAGTTGATGATGACCAATTATTAGGAACAGTAATAAATTCAGTTGAATCAAACTTGATGATATCGCTTGGAGATACTGTAAATAAGTATTTCCACTTATATCCATCACCACTATTTCCTGCTTTTGATGGTTCTAAGTCAGTAAACAAAGGTTCATCCTGTGATACATTACCTAATGGATTAATTCCTGAAGAACCATTATCAATACAAACATAAACTTTGAACTCAGAGTTCATTACATAATAATGTGCATCATATAATCTATTTGATTTTGTAACTGGACTTTGATTTTCAGGACTGTAATCATCTCTATAAATTTCATATCTATTACCAGAAACCCAATCCACTCTTCTAATAAGTCTTCTTATATTTGCAGATGATACCTTTTTACCAAACATCATCGTATCACCACTATGCCTTAGATATGCAAAACTATCTGTTGGTGAGGGTGTAACTGTGTTCCAGTCACTAGATCTACCATAACCCACTAAACTTGGTGTACCATCAGGATTTGATAACCCTAAAAATACATAATATGAATTATTTGTATCCTCTACTGACGCTACAAAATTATTTGCATTTAAAATTCTAAATTGATCAGTAACAATTGCTGACATCGTATCTATACTTTTCTTTCTATTTATAGTGGTTTCTGCATCAAGCTATAACAGCCCTTATTGAACCGCTGTTTCTATGTCCCTTTTCACCTTCATTGTCATAACTCTTCCTTTGTATTGTTGGGAAAGTTGTGAGTCCGCTATTTACTGTGAATCCAGAAACACCAATTGAGATTGGGTTACTTGAACGTTCTACACCATTACCATATAATCTACCCCAACTCAATTTACCTAGAGGTATTGCAGTTGAAAGATCACCATCAAAAAATCCTTCAGTGTTTATACCGCTGATAGAACTAGCACTATTTGTATGGACATGGCATATAATAGTTCCCGTTGCACCATCAGTTGTGACAGAGTGAACAATATAAACATTATCAAGGAAAGTTGTACCAACTCCCACGATATTTGAATTACCAGGTTCTACAGAAGTAAGTCCATTACCTACTCTAGTATCAGTAATTAAAACTGGATATCCTTGTTTCAATGTGTTTGCTGCAATATTAGTATTCAATGTTCCATTAGGATTTTTCTTTACTCCATAGTAATCAAATCTAAGTGCTGGACCACCACCACTTCTAGTGATTTGAGTTATACCAGTTATAATACCAGTATATCCTTCAAATTGATCAAAACCAGTTACTTTTTCTGTTTTAAATTTAGGTAGATCAATTATAACTTGTGGAGGAGTCATATTTGAATAACCGAATCCAGGATTTGTAATATTAATAGCCGATATTGAACCATTTGTTATGGTGGCAGTTGCTGTTGCAGTTGTTGCTACTCCTACTGTTCCATTAGATTGCATAAATGTATGGATTCCTACAAATGGATTACTTATTCTAACTGTAGCACTTTCATATCCACTACCTGCATTTGTAATATCAATATCTGTTATTATGCCCTCTGGAGACACAGTTGCTGTTGCAGATGCACCAACATTAATTTCTCCAGATGTAATCAAGGCATCAATAGAATCGACACTATTGCCATACTTCTCTTCGTAGAACATTGAAATAGCATCATCAACAAATATACCGTCATTGTTACCAACTCCCTTTCCAGATGTATTTGTTAAATTACCAATTATCTTTGAAGTAGGATAAATTTGAGGTTCTAATATAGATCTTGATTTATCAATTTTTTGACCATTGATTATAAAATCAGTTTTTTGTTTTGTCCATCTTATTGGTTTTTCATTTTTTTCATCAATACCAAGTCCAGTGTAGATATCAGTATCAAGTATGTCTGTATTAAGAATTTCTTTTACTATTCTTTCTTTTTGTTGTGATGTTGTGATACCTGGTAGACTAGGATTCGCAAAAACTCTTAAATTATCACCAATCTTTATTGTCTCAGATACATTTTGAAGTTGTACATCTACACCATCAGTTCCCTTATAGAAGTAAATATCTACCTTATCATGATCATTTAAACCAGGACCAGATTCTCCACTAGGTGCTTCCGTAAATGTAAATGTAGTTCCACCTTGGAATTGATATGCTTCACCAGGTTTCTGCAATACACCATTTATAAAGATGAGTAATACAGCATCTAAATCAATTAAAGCAGAGCGAGGATCCTCAAGTGTTTTTTCAAAACTTAATAGTTCACCATTAAAGAATAATGGGAATCTTGTTCTTACTCCATCTTGTAATATTTTAATGCTATCAATTGCATCAATTTCACCAAATTGCCAAGCGGAGAATTTGTCGTTGAATATTTCTAGTACCTCTAATTCAAATTCTTGAATCGGTGATGTTAAATGAGCAGCAGTAACCAGTCCTACAGGTTTGAATTTATCACCTTTCTTGAAGGAATGTCCTGATCTAGCAATTTCAAAATCTTTTATTTGGAATGTTGTAGAACCAATTCCAACATTAGTTGATGGAGCACTAACCCCAACATTCAATAGTAAATTCAATCCAGTGTCAGTAGTGGCACCAACTCCTAATCTAGATATACCTACAACTTCTAGATTTTCATATACAGGTTCGGGCACGACTATTTGTGGATTTACATAACCTGAACCAGGTGAGGTTATATCAAACGATAGACTACCCCCCACACCTACAGTTGCGGTTACAACAGCACCTGTTCCTCCACCTCCACCAGCACCAACATTAAATGTAATTGTACTGAGAGAAGTAGAACCTACACTTACAAATGAACCAGCAAATGGATCTGAGTTAGGGAAACTAGTTTTAGATACTGCACGAGGATATGGATGATTACCTAAGAACCCATCTTTTGAACACTTAAATACGATTCCACCAGTATCAATACCAACTGTATCACTTGTTGTAAATGTGTGATCTGGTATGGTTAATGTAAGAAGTCCACTATGAGATTCATAAACTGCATCAGTAGCAGTAAATGAATCTCCATTATAAGTGCCTTTTTTTATAGAACCAATACCAGAACTAGCAAATCTATGTTCATATGCAATATCTGTCACACCTATAGCAACACTACCACCACGATAACCAGAACCAAATGTTAAGTCCTCATAAAATTCATACACATGACCACCACCTTGATAAGTATGTGGTATTGTGCTGGTACCTGCTTTTACTTCAAAACTTCTCTCAGATACAATACCAACAACAAATAACCCTCTTTCATGGTCTTGGAATATTGTGGTTGTGACTCCAACATATCCACCACCACCAATTGTTTGTACTGCAGTAGCAGTTGCTGATACAAAAGTGTGAGTATATTGACCCGAAGGACCAGCAGGACCAACATTTACTCTAAATGTATTTGTAGTAACGTTACTAACAGTCAAATATTGATTTGCAGCAGGGTCAGTTGCTCTTGGATAACTATGATTCGTAGCGTTACCATCTAGACCACAAGTAAATACAAATGAATCTGTTTCAAGAACAACAGCATCACCATTTACCAATCCATGATTGTTAATAGTAATAACTAAATTACCATTTGCAAAATCATAAGTTGCATTTGTAGGTTGTCCAACTACAGTTTTGGGGCATTTAAATTCTAATCCCTTTAATTTAACAGTAGTAGGTTTATTTAAACCAAATCCATGAACATCATTTGTCGTAACAGTTATTATTCCAGTATTATTATCATATTCAGCAGTTTGAATACCTATATTAAATCCTGATGATGTACCAATACCAACAATGCCTGTTAACTCACCATTACTATTTTTCTCTGCTATTACTTTAGCACCATTCAATGGAGCATATCCTATACCTTCAGTAGAACCAAGAGAAACAATAAGACCACCTCTAGGTATTTGATTTTGATTTATATCAGAATCTGATACTATGAATTGACCATTCTCTGAGGTTATACCTGTAAATCTAATAGTGGAAATTCCAGCAATCGTATCAATACCAACATTATAGTTCTCTTCATTGCCTGTATTATTTGCTGTATCTGGAGTTTGGAATACTCCATTTATGAATACTACTCCATTTCCTATACCAGTACCTGCAGAAGTATTTGCTCCACCAACTTTTAAGTTATAAGCAGTAGTAAGACCAGTAAAACTATCTGAAATATCATCAAATACCATATTTGTGTCATAATTTTTTCTTAAGAAAGTTCTACCACTAAAGTTTGCCTTGACAAAAGGTATTTCAGTTTCTGTTCTCCTTGTACGAGTATTACCTTTAGGTGGATCGATAAAATGAATTGAACTATCAACAATATTAAATGAACCTCTGTGAACTCTAATAATATCGCCATTATTATGTGAAGTAGCACCTACTCCCAAAACACCTCTCTCTACTCTTACTGTTGGTATAGTTGAAATTCCTAAAGATACATTTAATTGGTCATCTATTTTTCCACTTCCATCTGATGTGCTTGAAAAACCAACTTCAATAATTTTCATATATTCATCATCTACTTTCAATACATCGAATGTTGATATTGAACTAATTCCACTTAATGAGAATTGTGTTGTTGCAACACCGATGTTTACGTCTAATGTATAATTTAAATCTGTAAATGTAATTGGTTGTTGCACTACACCATCTAATCCAATAATTGTCTTGGACAATTTGTTTGACATATTCAACTTATGGGCATTACCAGCACCGATACCAGTAAATGTTATTGCAACACCTGAAGTAATATCTTCTTTTGTTGGGAATAATTTAAATTTATTTTCATCAATGTATTGTGCAAATACAGTTGTTGGTAAAATATCAGTGGTGACACCAGCGTTATTAATCGTTGCACCTATTGATACTGCAGTAGCAGCAACTCCAATGAATGTTGATGTTGGTTCATATGTTATTTCTTCATTTGTTTCAAAGAAATGGTTAGGTATATTAAATATACCTGTAGATTTTTCAAGACCTACACCATCGGGATTGAATGTTTTAGTGTAAATTGGTGTCCCTTCAAATGTAAGATCAAATTTAGTTTTATTTGCTCTTCTACCAGCTAATCCATCATAAGTTGATAATAATATATCTTGCTCTACACCACCATATTTCAAAGTACCAGGTAAG